ACTTTGGAAATTTGTTCGTCTTGTTCTTTGGGTCTAGGGTATCCGTCAACCCCCAAGTGTTGAGGCATTAGGTAGTTCTCCTTGTTGTTGCATCTGTTGCATCTGCTGTGCCATCTGTACTAACTGCTGTCTTTCATCTGCATCTCTAATTAAATTATCAGGTACACCAAACTTCTTTGCTAAATAGAGTGCAGTTTCTTCTGATGATATCAGAATATTTAATATCTCAGGACCGAATGATCCTGCCACAGTTTGTAGGAAACGATTAAGAGAAACAATATCTTGATTACTCTGTGCTTGTGCTAGGGGAGAAACACTACGAATTTTAACTTCCCTACCATTAACTGTTGGCATTTCTATTCGACCCTGCTTCTGTAATATGTAGACAACTCTTTGTAATAATGGTTGCACCATCTCGGATTGCAATCTACCAAATGCTGATCCTATCTTTCTTGATAGATCTGCCATACGTTCTGCAACCTCTGTAGCTGATGCAGGTGTTCTATTAGGATCACCTAACATATCATTATACAAAGCTCTCTTTATATTATTCCTCATATCATTTAAAATTAGATTAGCTACATCAAAAGAACCTGCGGCTCTAATAGGTTGTAAACCTTGTGAGTTTGGTGCTTTTGGAATCACTGTGCCAGGGACTAAGTTTATTGTATCTACATTTATTACACCATCATCATCTATCTGATAGATACCTGATATAGCCATTTGTGCATTTTCTAAAATCATTTCTATAGTCAGATTACAAGTCTTGATTGCACTAAGAGCATTTAATGCAGGACCTCTGCCATATATCTCACCACTAGCTTTACTCCATCTAAAAGCTATAAATGGATTTGAGCCTACACCTTTATATATTTCAGACATAATCATTTCTTTATCTGTAATATCTATTATATAAAATCCATACTTTTCTTCATTTGGATCATCATATAACCTACAAGATACTTCTAATATTTTAGATTTACCTTCAGGGTTTCTTGTTATTCTTTCTGCAATTTGTGGTGTCATTATAGCACTAGGATATGCAACTGGCATATCTTCATTCTTTATTGATCTTTCTCTATAAACATGATCTACTTTACCATCAGGTCCAGTGTCTAATACTACATGAGGTAATGGTATAGATTGAAACCTTATTGGATTTACTGCATCACCTTCCATGACACAAAGCACAGCAGTTCCAAGTGCCAAGTCTATAAAGCACTCATGTATCTCTTGTGCAAAGTTTGAGGTTTGTAATACTTCAAATACATAATCTGTTACTTTATCAAGTGCATTATTAATGTCATCTTTTTCTTCATCAGGAACTTCCTGACCAGTAACAAAGTCTGCCCATCTAGCAAAGTTAGGTGTCAATCCTGATTGTAATCTTGATGCAAACTCTTGAATACCTACGACTGCTGTTTCATCAAATATTCTGTCATCTCTTCTTTCACCAATCGTTACAGTCTTAAAACCTTGACGTTGTGGCAAACAAAAATCAAATATTTCATCATAAACATCTTCAAAGTGTAGCCTATGAGATTTAGCTTTCTCATAGTTTTGAAGTAAATTTTCTACAGTTTTTTCGTGCATTATCTATCGTATTCGTTATAGAAACCTATGCCACCACCTGAGCCTCGTAGCAATGATCTTCTACCAGTACCCCTTCTTTTTGTTGTAATATTTTCTTCAAGTACATCTTGTCTAGCATCAACTCTTTGTTGAGTTTCTACTTCTTTCTGAGCTTCTCTTTCCATTTCCTCTTCTTTTTCTTCCTTAGTTGGAGGTGGAGGACTTGAACGACCACTAGGTAAACACATTAGGATCTCCTTACATTCTTGCCCATAAGCCTACTCGTCTTTGAGGTTTTGCTCTGCGATTAAAGACATCATAATCTACTCTAGCATTAAATGTTTCTATCTTTTTATTCATGCCTAGTACCTGCCTTCCCTCACCTGAACCCAACATCAAATACTGTAAAGCATCATGGATATGTGAGTATCTATCTTTAAGAGGTTTATCTTCATATCGTTCTCCTGACACCTGAAGTCTACGATATTGATAACCTCCCTCAAACCCTTTTACCAATTCTTTGCACCTAAAGTCAATTAAAATCCCTGATAAGCCATCTACCATTCTATTTAACACAGATGCTACAGACTCTATTCGTAACGCAACATCATTACTTTGCGTAGGTCTAGCAGTCAATCCTGCACCTCGTAATATCTGAAAAGGAGTAGATTCATCTGTTTGAGATCTAAAATCACCTGCTGGGTCACCATATATATGCACCTCACAGTTTGCATATCGTGTTGCTATTTCTGCACGAAGTAACTCTGCAAACCTAACAACTCCCATATCAAAGGCTACTATCTCTTGTAGTATATTCCATCTACCTCTAACCTTTTGACCAAAGACTGCCGCAGGTGTAAGACCAAAGTCTAATCCTATATATACTGGCACACCATCTGCTACTGGTATTTCTTCTTTTGCAACATGAGTATCAGCTACAAACATATTATAAACTGGTTTACCATCTTGAATACTACCAAGCCTATTCATAACATAGACATCTATCCAAGACTTTGTTTTACCTTGTACCAAGTTAGGATAATATGACTCTAATATATTTTTGCTATTCTCTGCTTTTTTATTTGGCTTGTATCCACTAACAACACCATCATCATCTTTTTCTTCTATCATGCCACTAGGCTGAGTAAAGAACTGCCAGTTATCAGGCTTAATTAACATACGACTTTCTTCCAAAGTTATATGGTCTGGTACTGGTACTTCACCTGACATAATAGACCACCAATGATCTTCTTCAGGACTATTCGTATCACAAATAACACCTGACCATGTAGCACCACCATCTTTGACACTAGGATATCTGCCAACTCTCATAGTACAAGCATCAATAATAGACTTCGGTATTTCTCTAGCTTCATTGACCCATACCCCAGTAAGTTCTAAAGATAATAATTTTTTAACATCTTCAGGTCTGTCAAGTGCAAGAAAGATAATTTCCATCTCAAGGTCACCTGCTGTAATCATGTGAGTATATGGCACAGACCACATAAACTTACCCCAATCTTGTTCAGGAAACCAATCAAGCCAAGTCTTAATAGTTGTTGTTCTAAGTTGTGGGTTAGTGTTTCTTATGATTGCCCATCTGCTTTTTCTTTTACCTGACTTATCAGGTTCTTGCATCAAGGCTCTTCTAAATATTTCTATACTACAAGCAACGGACTTGCCACTACCAACTGGACCTCTAATACCACGAAAGAAAGTATTATCTTTCATAAATGCTTTTAGTACAGCACCATCAGGTTTATACTTAAACGTTATCAATGTTTGTATTAACTCCGATCCTAAGTAACTTATCTACTGTTTCAGGACCAATAACAGCTATGACTTTATCTGCTTCCCTATCAGTACAGAATTGTTCAGGGTGATGTTTCAGGTGTACTCTTTTAACAACCTCTCGAAGTATTCTTCTCTCTTCAATTTTTAATGTGTGTAGAAAGCTCATTTTGTAACCTACGAGTAGCTTCTGTATTTTTTCGTTTTTCTTGCAATCGCTTTTGGCTGTTTAGATACTTGTTTACCTCTTCTAGTTGCCTCTCGCTTTTTAGCCGTAGAGGCGGCATATTCACTGGCAGAAAGAGCCTTAATCGCTTTCTCAGGTAGATAACGTTCACCAGTAGCTTTTGGTCCTTGTGTACTAGGTTTACCTGATTTAGTTCTCCATTTCTGTCTTGTCCATGCACGAAGAGATCTCTGTGATTTAGATAGTGCCATTATGCCTGAGCCTTTCGTATTTTATTTTTACCTCTTTTAAAAATATTTACAACTGCTCTTTTCTTCATAACCTTTGCTCGTTGCTCTCCAACAGTAAGGATCTGTATCTTTCTAGCAAAAGGCTTTCTTATCTTCATAACTTTTCTAACAGTAGCACGAGCATCAGCAGGGGTAGCAAATTTTATAGACACAGTATCTTTTGGGTTCTCGTCTGTATAAAGTCTGCGACCAGTACCCTTTGGTTTCTTACCAGTTCCTACTTTTGGGTCTGCCATTACCTTCCAACTTTTTTCTGTGCTTTCTTATGACTGGCTGTAAACGACATACCTGCCATCATGTCCTTTCGCATACTCGCCATATGCTTGGCACTATGATGTTTGCTATGTTTCTTAAGAGCTTCTTTCTGTCTAGTAGTAAGTGCCTTCTTCAT